CGGGGGGTTGTTTATAATTCCGATGGATCCCCTAAGCTATAAACGACCCAGATCGACCTTTAAATATAAAGAAGAATGAAAATTTTTTTTCCCATATATAATTTCGACACAGGTTTCGATTCATATGAAAAAAAATTCTGGAAAAATTTTTGAATCCATTCAGGTCGATTCAGTAACAAATCATTATTATGTTGAGTTACCTGAATGGGTCGTTAATGATTTTGGATGGTATGAGGGATCTGAAATTGAACTTACATTAGATGGCAATGAAATCGTTATTACTGAAAGAGAAAATGACTAATCCAACTTATCACATATACTTAAAGAACAATTGTTTGTTTAAAGATTTAAATGAGTGGGAGTTTAATATTATATGGAGAAGGATATATAAGTCGTATTTTACAGAAGATTTAACATATGAAAAGTTAATCGAACCTGAGATGGTCGATGCATCATATTGAGGTATCCTTGGATGCATCATATTGACAATTTCTATATAATAATGTATGATATGAATGTAATTACAACACGTTATGGCTAAAGGATTTACAGTAAAGGCAAACCCTCCTGCTGCTAAAAAAGAAACAGAATGGGATTATGATAAAGCAAAAGAATTACTTAAGGGAAAATCAGTAGTATTTTGTTTACCAGGTAGAGGAGTATCTTATACTTACTTAAAGGCATTTGTTCAGCTATGTTTTGATCTAGTGCAATGTGGAGCAAGTATACAAATATCTCAAGATTATTCATCAATGGTCAATTTTGCCCGTTGTAAGTGTCTTGGAGCAAATGTATTAAGAGGACCAGATCAATTACCTTGGGATGGTAAGTTAAATTATGATTATCAATTATGGATTGACTCAGATATAGTTTTTAATTCTGAGAAATTCTTTCAGTTAGTTTTGATGGATCAGGATATAGCGTCTGGTTGGTATTGCACCGAAGACGGCAAAACCACCTCAGTTGCACATTGGATGGAAGAGGATGATTTTCGTAGCAATGGTGGTGTAATGAATCATGAGACACTCGAAAGTATATCCAAGCGTAAGAAACCATTTACTGTAGATTATGCAGGTTTCGGATGGTTATTGATTAAAAAAGGAGTCTTTGAGAATGATGGAATGAAGTATCCTTGGTTCGCACCGAAGATGCAAGTATTTGAATCAGGAGAAGTGCAAGATATGTGCGGTGAGGATGTTTCTTTCTGTCTTGATGCAAAAGAAGCAGGTTTTGAGATCTGGTGTGATCCTAGAATTCGTGTAGGGCATGAAAAAACAAGAGTCATATAATATTCTTATAAAGGATAAGGTAGTATTTTCTGGTCTTTCAGAGTATGAAATGTTTGAGAGACTAGAAGATCTTTCGATAGAGTTCTATCAGACAGGTATACCTGATCCAAATGACATAAAAACCAAAATTATAGAGGAATAAACATGGCAAAAGCAAAAACTGGACTTAATGGAAACGTTTTCGTTGAGTCAATACCCAAAAAATCTCGTCAAGGGAACGGAAAACACTCAAAATACTCCGCAACATCCCGTAACTCGGCTCGTAAAAGGTATAGAGGGCAAGGAAAATGACCAGAGCGTCTCGAAAGAGACGCTTTTTTAGTGTTTTTACTTATAAATAAAGAATTGAGATTATAGATATAAATAAATCTAGCAAACTGTTTACTAAATTGAATGAAAACTAGGGTATCTAGGTCATTTAAAGATATTAATTTATCATTTAAGCCCCATCCAATCACAAAAGATATTACAGTCATCAAAGATGCGAATGCAATCAAGAGATCTGTAAGAAATTTGGTAGAAACAATGCCAAGAGAAAGGTTTTTTGCTTCTAATTTAGGAACTGATATACGAGGAAGTCTTTTTGATTTCTGTGATTTTGGTACTGCTTCTGTTATACAGAAACAAATTATAACAACGATTGAAAATTATGAACCAAGAGTGGATAATTTGAATGTTGAAGTATTTCCAAGACCAGATAACAATGAATTTGAAGTAAATATCTTCTTTGAAATCATTGGTCAACAGTTTCCTGCTCAAGCATTTCAATTCATATTAGAGTCATCAAGATAATATGCCATTTACTAAATTTTCAAACTTAGACTTTGATCAGATAAAGACATCAATCAAAGATTATTTAAGAGCAAACTCAGATTTTACTGATTTTGACTTTGAAGGATCTAATTTTTCTGTTTTAATTGATACTCTTGCATATAATACTTACATAACTGCAGTTAATTCCAATTTAGTTGTTAATGAATCGTTTTTAGACTCTGCAACGGTTAGAGAAAACGTTGTTTCTTTAGCAAGAAATATTGGTTATGTTCCTAGATCAAGAACTGCGGCAAAAGCAACTATATCATTTAATATTGAATCGATTTCAGACCTGTCAATGCCCTCTACAGTGACTCTTAAAGCAGGTCTAGTGTGCATTGGTACTGGTAATAATGTTACTTATACTTTCTCTATTCCAGAGGATATAACGACCACTACAGTATTAAAGGGAACAGCAGATAATCCAGCTGGTTATACAGCATCATTTAATGATATTGTTGTTTATCAAGGAACATATTTAAAAAAATCTTTTAAAGTTGATGGATCTTTAGATCAAAGATTTATATTAGATAATTCATTTATTGATACATCAACAATGATCATTTACATAAAAGATGATTTAAATGGTGCTGATAAAGGAATTTTATATAGTAAAATAGACAATATTTTAACACTAAAATCAACATCAAGAACATATTTAATACAAGAAGTGCAAGATGAGAAATATGAAATTCTTTTTGGTGATGGTATTTTTGGTAAAAAGTTAGAAAATGGTAAAATAATTGATGTTAGTTACATTATTACCGATGGAAAAGATGGTAATGGACCATCAGTATTCTCATTTGCAGGAACTGTAGAAACAATTCCAGGTTCAGTAGTTGATTTAAATGGAACACCATCAATAAGCGTTACTTCTGGTGCCTCTAATGGGGGTGATATTGAACCAATAGACTCTATTAAGTATTTTGCACCTAGACTTTACTCAGCACAGTATAGGGCGGTTACAGGAAGGGATTATGAGTCAATAATACAGCAAATTTATCCAAATACTGAGAGTGTTTCTGTTGTTGGTGGTGAAGAAATAGATCCACCTCAATTTGGAACAGTTTTTATTACAATTAAACCAAAAAATGGTGAATTTGTATCAGATTTTGATAAAACTTCTATACTTTCTGAATTAAAGAATTATTCATTAACTGGTATAAACCAAAAAATTATAGATTTGAAAATTTTACATATTGAGGTTGATTCCTCTATTTATTATGATGCATCTAAAGTTAGAAATATAGATGGATTGAAAACAGATGTTGTTAATGGATTGACTGAATATTCCAAATCTGTGGATATTAATAAATTTGGTGGTAGATTTAAATATAGTAAAGTTTTGAGTGTAATTGATAATATTGAAGATTCAATTACTTCAAATATAACAAAAATTAGAATTAGAAGAAATTTAAATGCTCTTGTAAATCAATTTGCACAATATGAACTTTGTTTTGGTAATGAATTTAATGTTAAATCTGAAGGATTAAATATTAAGAGTACTGGATTTAAGATTGCAGGTGAATCTGCAAATGTATATTTAACAGATACTCCAAATGCTGATAAAAAAGAAGGAATTGTATCTATTGTAAAGGTAGGTGAGGATGGTGAAAAAATAATCATTGTTGAAAATGCAGGAACAGTTGATTATATTAAAGGTGAAATTAATTTAACTACAATCAATATAATATCAACTTCAAAACCAAATAATATTATAGAGGTTCAAGCATTTCCAGAATCAAATGATATTATTGGTCTTCAAGAGTTATATTTGAAATTTAACATTGCTAATAGTACAATAAATATGGTTAAAGATACTATTTCATCAGGTGATCAAATATCTGGTGTTGGATTTAAAGTTACTTCAAGTTACACAAACGGAGCATTAATAAGAGGATAATATGATAAGTACGGGTATTGATAAAAGAATTAAAGTTCAACAAATTATTGAAAATCAACTTCCAGAATTTATATTAGCTGAAAGTCCAAAAACTGTAGATTTTTTAAAACAATATTATATTTCTCAAGAATATACTGGTGGTCCAATAGATTTAGTTGATAATTTAGATCAGTATTTAAAATTAGATAATTTAACTCCAGAAGTTATTACTGGAGAAACAAAATCAACTGGAATAACTACTTCTGGTGATACTACAATTTCAGTTGAAACTACAAAAGGATTTCCAAATGAGTATGGTTTATTAAAAATTGGAAGTGAAGTTGTAACATATACAGGTATAACAACTAATAGTTTTACTGGATGTAAACGTGGATTTAGTGGAATAACAACATATAAAGATGCTAATAATCCATCAGAGATAATATTTTCAGATTCATCTGCAGATTCTCATGTAGAAGGAATCAAGGTACAGAATTTAAGTGCTTTATTTTTACAAGAATTTTATAAAAAGTTAAAGAAAACTTTTACACCTGGATTGGAAAACTCTGATTTTGTAAGTGATTTAGATGTAAATAATTTTATAAAGGAAGCAAGAACATTTTATCAAGCAAAAGGTACAGAAGAATCTTTTAGAATTTTATTTAATGTATTATATGGGGTAAATCCAAAAGTAATTGATCTTGAACAATATTTAATAAAACCATCGTCAGCAAGATATGTAAGACGAGAAAGAATAGTAGCAGAAAGAATATCTGGAGATCCTTTAAAACTAAAAGGACAAACAATAATTAGAACAACAGATTCCTCTACTACAGCTTCAATTTCTGAAGTTGAAGTACTGACAGGAATAGGTGGAATATATGGAACATCAGATTATTATAGTTTAGACATTTTTGTTGGATATGATGATGAAGAATTTGTAACTGGAACATTTAATGTAACAGGTAAAACTAAAGTAATATCTAATGTCACTACAGAAAGCAAAGTTATAACAGTTGATTCTACTATTGGTTTTGGTGCAACGGGTACAGTTATTGCTGGTCTTAATACAAGTATTACATATACCGATAAAACTGTAAATCAATTTTTAAATTGTTCAGGTATAACCTCACCAATAACATTAGGTTCTGATCTTATTATTGATGATAAGATTTTTGGGTATGAAAATGGAGATTTAACGAAGAAAGTAGAGTTAAGAATAACTGGAGTTTTAAAAGAACTTGTTCCCTCTCCAAATAATAAATTAGCTCTAGAAGGAGAAACAATTAGTATTAAGAGTATTGGTGAAATAATTCAAAATCCAGATTATGATGCAACTCAAAAAGAAATATTTGCAAATTCTTGGAATTATAATACTTCAAGCAATTACGATGTTAAAGAAACTACTACAAATCAAAGTGCAAGTTTTATCTTAAAATCTACTATAGATAAATCTAGTTTAAAAGAAGGAGATTCTGTTCAATTTTTAGTTAAAAATAGTGATCCATTTTCTTTAGGAACACTTATTGCAGAATCTGTTGTTAGTGAGATTAAAAAATCTGAAAATAAAGTTTTATTAGAAGATACAATAACTGATTTAAGTGCAAAAAATCAATATGTAATTAGAAGATTATTAAAGAAAGCATCTAGCACATATGATTTAATTAAATTTGGAAATGATACTTTAACTACAGAAATTCAAAATGTTTATAATGAATCTGATGAAAGTTTATATGTAGCAAGTAATTCCTTACCAGCATATGAAATTGATACAAATATATTAAAATCTACTATTTCTAACGTAGTTGTAAATGATACTATTCGGGATTATAATCCAATAACTAGAAAATATTCAACAATATCATTTAATTCTGATACTACTTTTATAACTGGAGATAGAGTATATTATGAACCACAAGGAAATCCTCTGGTTGGAATATCAACTGGATATTATTATATTAAAAATTTTGAAGCAAATAAAATAAAATTATATCAATCATTAGCATTTATTAAATCAAATGATAATATTGAATTTGATATTCCATTAGATACTACCACTTCACATACTTTTATTTTATCTGATCATTATGATAGGAAAATAACTCCTCAAAAAATATTAAAGAAATTTCCAATAGATGTTAAACAAAATCTAGGTAAAAAAGTAAAAACTATTCCTGGATCTGTCGGAATGTTGATAGACGGTGTTGAAATAGAAAATAATAAGTCTACAGATAGTATTTTTTATGGTTCTATAAGTAATTTTTCAGTTATTGGTAATGGAAGTGATTATGATGTAGTTAATCCTCCTGTAATTGATATAGATTCTATAGAATCTCCTGTACCAACTAAAGCATTAGTAAGTCCTGTTATAAAGGGTGATATAAAGGAATTTATAGTTGATCCACAAGAATATGATATAGAAAATGTTGCATCAATAAAAATATCTGGTGGAAACGGAGGAGGAGATTTATTACAACCAATTATTTCTTATAGAAATAGAGTTTTAGAATTTAATGGAGTAACTACATCATTTGGTGGTGGTGTTGATACTTATTCAGAAACTATAACATTTAGTACTCCACATAATTTGACTAGTGGTCAAGTATTAATTTATGATAGAAATAAAAATCAACAATTAGGAATTGGAACATTTAAGGGTAGTAATATTTCTGCTTCTGAATTTTTAATAGATGGTTTGCCATATTGGCCAGAGGTTGTAGGTTTGTCTACAATTAGACTTTATAGAAGTGAAAATGATTATATTAGTGGTATTAATACAATAGGATTTACTGAGTCATTTAAAGATGGTATTCATAAATTTAGAATAAAAGATTCTAAGAAAACTTTATCTGGAGTTAGAATTGTAGAGACTGGTAAACCATATTATTGTAGAAAGGTTTATGTTAATCCTACTGGAATATCTACAGAAAAATCAATAGTTACATTTAATAATCATGGATTTTCTGATGGAGAATTAATTTCATATCAAGCATCTGTTGGATTAGGATCTACAGCACCTGAATCTATTTCTGGATTAACTACTATAAGTCAATATAAAATAATTAAAATTGATGATGATAGTTTTAGGTTATCTAATGCTGGCGTAGGTGGAACTGATAATACTGATTATAATCGTAAAAAATATGTTAATTTTAATACTAAAGGAACTGGATATCAACTATTTAAGTATCCTGATATAGAAGTTACTACAGAAGTAATATATTCAGTATCAACTTCAGATAAAATAAAAATAACACCAGTAATAAAAGGTGAAATAATAGATGCATCTTTATACCAAAAGGGAGTTGGATATGGTGTTACTGATATTATTAATTATGAAAATACTCCAAATATTAATGTTAAAAATGGTTTAACAAGAACTGATAAACTTATAACTCCATCTTTACTTCCTATAATATCTAATGGAAAAATAGTTAATGTTAATATTCAAGATGGTGGTGATGAATTTTATTCTCCTCCAGATTTAACTGTTGTTGGTGATGGTATAGGTGCTAAATTAAGAGCAGTTATTGATACAGATGAAAATTCAGAAACATATCTAAAAATTATTAATGTAATTATTGTAAATGGTGGATCTAATTATAGCTATGAGAAAACAAAAGTAAATATAACTCCAAGAGGAAAGAATGCTGCATTTAATATTTCAATTGATGAATTAAGTTTATGTGGTATTCAAACAAATTCACCATATTCTTCAAGATATAGTGATAAAAAATTAAGTTTATCTAATGATGGGTTAAAATATTCTATTGTTGGATATTCAACTCAGATTGGGGAAGATGAATTTAGACAGGAAAGTGGTAAACATTCACCAATAATTGGATGGGCATACGATGGAAATCCAATTTATGGTCCATATGGATATGTGGATCCTTTAGATGTTGATTCTGGTATAAAAATATTAGAAACTGGATATGTAAAAAATTCTACTATTGAAAATAGATCAGATTTACCTTTTGAAATAGGATTTTTTGTAGATGATTATAGATATTCTCCATCATCTTCTACTGATTTAGATGAGCATAATGGTAGATTCTGTAAAACTCCAGAATATGAAGATGGTGTGTATGCTTATTTTGTATCTATAAATTCTCTAACAAAAGAACCAAAATATCCATATTTTATTGGAAAAACATATAAATCTATACCAAGTGCTTTAGATAGTAGATCAACATTAACACAATCATTTGATTTTAATAATTCAAATTTAGTTAGAAATACTTTTCCATATAAATTAAATGATAATTCAGCTAATAATGATTTTATTGTTGAATCTAATGAAATATTATCACAAATAACAAAAATTACTGCAGTATCTCAAGGTAGTATTGATTCTTTAGAAATTGTTAAATCTGGAGAAAATTATAATGTTGGTGATCTTGTAAAATTTGATAATAGTAATACAGAGGGTAGTGGAATAAGTGCTTCTGTATCTAAATTAGATGGTAAGGAAATAGATAATATTGATACTTCATATGAATCTTTAAATAATGTAACTTTTATTTGGAAAAATTCAAATACAGTTTCTGTTTTTGTTCCAACTACTCATCAATTAGAAATTGGTAATAATGTTGAAATATCAGGGTTAACTACGGATATTTCATCTGCAGATGGTTTATCATTAATAGGTAATAAAGTCGTATCTGGTATTCCTACTGAATCTACTATTTTATATAAGCAAGTTGCTTCAAATGGAACTCCTGGTGTAGTAACTGATATTTACGTATATAAGACAGATCTTATTTCTATTGGAAGTAGTATAGGAATAGGTACTGAAAAATTAGTGGTTTTAAATAAATTTGATGATAGAAATATTTTAAGAGTTAAAAGAGGTGTTACTGGAACAGCACACACTTTATCATCAAAAGTAAATTTAATTCCTAAATCATTTAATATAAACTTTAGATCAGATTCTTTTGATTCAAAATTAAATGATATTGTTTATTTTAATCCTAGAGAATCTATAGGAGTTGGAACAGCATTAGGCAACCCTGGTATATCTTCATCAATAACTGTTTCTATTGGTGATACTGGAAGACAAGTATCTATTCCAGCTCAAAGTATGTATTTGCCAAATCATCCATTTACTACTGGCCAGCAAATTACCTTCAAAAAACCACCTTCAGGTGGATTATCTATAGAGGTTTCTAGAGATGGTTCAGCAGCTGAATCATTTAATATACCATTATCAGGATCTAGTCAAACATTATATGCTATTAATAAGTCTAAAGATTATATTGGAATTGTAACTCAAGTAGGTTTAACTACATCTAACGGATTATATTTTAGATCTAATGGTGATAATGATTATGAATATTCATTTGAATCTAATTTTAATCAAATAACTGGAAATTTAGAAAGAATAAATTCAAAAGTTACTTTAACTACATCTCATACTTTATCTATGGGAGATATAGTTAGTTTAAATATAAATCCAAATCAATCAGTTGGTATTGGAACTTCTACTTCTGTTAGGGTTAAATATAATTCTGTAATTGATAGTGTATTAATAAATCAAATTGGTTTTACTTCTGCAGGAATTAATACATCTACAAATATAATAACTTTAAATTCTCATGGATTAAAAACAGGTGATAAGGTTTATTATGATGCTACAGATGATATATCTAGTGGATTGCAAACTGGTAGTTATTTTGTTTATAAAGTCAGTGATAATCAGTTAAAGTTAGCAGATACTTTATATGATTCTCAATTAATTCCACCAAATGTTGTAAATTTGGTATCAATTGGTGGGTCAGAACATAGTCTATCTTTAATTAATCCTCCAATAAGTGTAGTAAAAAATAATAATTTAGTTTTTGATCTTTCAGATTCTTCATTATCTGGTTTAGATTTTAAAATATATCAAGATCATGATTTTAATAATAATTTTGTGTCTACTGGAGCAACAAATATTAATGTTGTTTCTACTTCAGGAACAATTGGAGTTACTTCAACTGCCTCATTAACACTAAATTATTCTATTGAAAATCCAATAAATCTTTTTTATAATGTTGAAAAATCAGGTTTTATAAGTACATCCGATATAGATGTTGTTAATGGATCTAAAATATTATATGTTAATAGTAAATATAATAAAGATTATTCAATTGTTGGAATTGGAACAACTACATTTGATATAAGATTATCCGAAAAACCAGAAAATTTAGTATATACTCAAAATAATACATCCGATTTAGAATATTCAACTAATTCAAAAACTGAAAGAGGATCTATTAATAAACTTAGTTTAGATTTTGGTGGAAGTGGATATAAAGAGTTACCTAAATTTGTAAGTGTTGCTTCTACTACAGGAGTTAATGCAAAAATAATACCAGGATCTTCTACTGGTAATGTAATTGAAAATACTGAATTAGGAAATATTGGATTTGAGTATTCTTCAGATAAAACTTTAAAGCCATTAGCTAGAATATCTCCAGTAATAACTACAAAAAATTCAAATAAGATAGTATCTATAAGTATTGTTAGTGGTGGAAGAGATTATATAACACCACCTACATTAACTATTGTTGATCTTGATTCAAAAGAAATTGTGAATAGTGGTTCTTTACAAGCAAATGTAAGTAAAGCGACACAATCAATTTCTAGTGTTGATATAATTTCTGTTCCAAAAGGTATTGGAGATTGTAAGATCTTTAGTGTAGATAATACAAATGGTGTTCAAATAACAAATATTGCAATTGGTGGTACAGTAGTTACAAATAATCTTACTGGTTTAGTAACATTTACTTTGGCAACACCAATTTTAGGATTTACTACTGCACCATTTGCAATTGGGGATAGTGTATTTGTCGAAAATGTTGAAAATGAGTATGGAAATACTATAAATTCTCCCAATAATCAATTTAATTTTTATCCAGTAACTGGAGTTGTTGGAGGAAGTAATCCAAATCCATTTAAATTTGAAATTAATTTAAATAAAATAGTAACAAATCCTGGATTAGCAAAAACTAGTCAAACATATGCTTCTGTAGTTAATTTTAGTAATTATCCAAAATTTGATATTACAACAGATCTTTCACCGTTTAGTATTGGTGAAGATATTTTGGTTTCTAGAAATAATGAATTATTTAAAAACGTTGGTCTTACTTTAGATAAAGAATCAAATAATTACGTAAAAGTTTCGGGTAATTATGATTTAAAGGTTGGTGATAAATTAAAAGGTTTATTTACTGGTTCAATAGCTACTATTAATAGTTTATTTGAAAATAAAGGAGATTATTTAGTAGATTATTCTTCTCCTAAAAGTAAAGGTTGGTCTGATGATGTTGGTAAATTAAATATAGATTACCAAGTAATTCCAGATAATGATTATTATCAAAATCTATCCTATACAATTCAAAGTCCAATTACCTATCAAACATTAGTAAGCCCTGTAAATAAATTATTACATACAAGTGGTCTTAAAAACTTTGCTGATGTTGGAATATCATCTGCGGTTGGAGTTGGTTCAACTACAACTGTAGATTCTACATCAATTATAAGGGATTTAACAACTGAAAATAGAGTAGATGCTATTGATAACTTTGATTTAGTACGAGATATTGATATTATACAAAATCCTGAAAGATCGAAATTTATTAATTTCCAAAATAAAAAACTTGCAAATTATTTTGAATGTTCAACTAATAATGCTCTTAAAATAGACGATATTAGTACTTTATTTTCAGATTCTACAAATAATGCTAGATTAGATGGTAGTTTACCACTTACTAATTCTTTTAATAGATTTTTAATTCAAACTAAAGTTCCCCCTTCTCCAACAACGGGATTATTAGAGACTACAAATAGTCTTCAATTAACAGAATTGGTAACATCTGTAGATTTTACTAATAAAAATATTTACACTATTCAAAAAGGTTCTTTAAGTGATGAAACTAAATTAGTTGATATTCTTGGGTATAAAGATATAGATGATAATTATCTTTTACAATTTAATCCAGTTGATGTATATAATACTGATTTAGATATTAAAATTTTAGATCAATCATTTATATCTGGAGTAAATCCTGTTGGAATTGCTACAACAAGTCTTGGATTTGTTAGTTTGACAGGAAGAAATATTAATGTATCTGCTTCTACTACTTCAACTATAATATCCTCAAATATTGATAATATAGAATCTTATTTTGCTACTATTTCAATAAATGATGATACTGCGGTTGAAAATAATATAGTAGAACTTTATGTAACACATGATGGTCAAGATTCTTATATTTCAAATTATTCATTAGAAACCAATACTGGAAATTCAATAGGAACATTTACATCTAATTATGAAGCTTCAAGTGGAATTTTATCATTAAATTATGAAAATGATAGAACAAATCAAGTATTAGTTAAATCTAGAATAGTTGGTTTTGGTACAACTGCATCTGGTACTGGAACATATAGATTTAAATCAGATTCACAAATTGATGGATCTGAAAATTCTGCTAGATTAGAATCCAAATTTGTTGGTATAGCAGCAACATCCACAATAGCTGGATTTACAACATCTAAAGATACTTGTATTAAGAGTATAGTTAGAGTTTCTATAGGTAATACCAGTGCATTACATCAAGTTTTGATGGGTCATGATGGAAGTAATACTTTTATTACCCAATACCCATTTATATCTATTGGATCAGAATCTGGAATCGGTACGTTTACTTCAGAATTTGATGGATCTAATATTAATTTAATATTCCATCCAGATTCTAATTTTATAGGAGTTGGTAATATACAAGTTCAATCATATAATGAAATTATTAATTCAGATCAAGATTTAATTAATATTACACCAACTTTAACTTATGGTAAGTCATCAGAATCTTTATCTCTATTACAATTTGATTCTATAAATGGTCAAAGATCAAATAGAGGTTCATTTAAATTAAAAAATAAAGGTAATTTAATATTTGCTAATTATTTTGAACCATCTGTTGGTCTTAATACAGTAACTGGTCAATTTACAATTGAAAATAATTTCTTTAATAGAAATGAAAGATTAATATACACAGCTGGTTCATCTGTAGATGGTATTACTGCTTCACCAATAGTGATGTCTAATGGAAATCCTTTACCTAGTGAAGTTTATGTATCTCTTCCTTCAGGAACAACTAATTCAAATGTATTTGGATTATCAACTACTAGAGGAGGAACTTCTCTGACTTATAATAGTATAGGAGCAGGAAATAGACATTTATTGGAAATGTATGAAAAAAATGAAAAAACTCTAATTACTCTTGATAATGTAATTCAATCACCAATATCATACACACCAATAACATCTACATTGTCTAATAATATTAGTGGTCAAGTTTCTATATCAACTTCAATAATATCTTTAGCTGGAATAACATCTATTGTTATTAATGATGTTTTAAAAGTAAATGATGAATATTTAATAGTAAATAATGTTGGTTTTGGAACTACTAGTAGTGGTCCTATATCAAATACTGGATCTTTAGCATTAGTAGATGTTACTAGAGCATCTATTGGATCAACATCAACTGTTCATTCTGATAGTTCTAGTATTAGATTGTATAAGGGTGGATATAATATAGTTAAGGAAAATATTTACTTCACTAATCCTCCTAGAGGAAAGAATTTACTTATAAAAGATGAATCTAATCGTGATTTTGCTAGAGCAAGTTTTAGTGGAAGAGTATTTTTAAGACAAGATTATTCTTCTAATGCAATTTTTGATGATGTTTCACATGAATTTACAGGTATAGCTCAAACCTTTAGAACATCTATATCTGGTGTTAATACAACTGGTCTTACTACTGGTAGCAGTTTCTTAACTATTAATGGTATATTCCAATATCCAACTACTGAAAAGAATCCTTTAAACAATTATAATTTTAGTGAATCTGCTGGAATAACAAGTTTTGTATTTAGTGGAATTTCTTCTGCAGATGGAACACAAATAATAAGTGAATCTGATGTTAATCAAAATCAATTACCAAGATCTGGTCAAATTATATCAATTGGATATACAGGTGGATTGGGATATGCACCTTTAGCTGGTGCTGCTGTTACAGCAATTACTAGTGCTGGTGGAACTATTACTTCTGTAGGATTGGGAAGTATGGATTTTCATGGATCTGGATATCGTTCTGGGTTAAGTACATCGGGAGATGGTATTATTCATATTGATGTTGTAGATGAAGCATATGATCATAGATTTGTAAGTTCTGGTATTAACTCTATCACCATTAAATCTGGTGGAATTGGAGTAGATGCTACATTTACGCCTACAGATGCTCCTTATACATCATCAACGGGTATTGTAACCCTTACAAAGGATAATCATGGTCTCATTACATCAGATTCATATACAGCAACTACAGGAACCGTTTATAATCCCACTACAGGTGTTTTAACTATAAAACTTAGTTCATCACCTTCACCAGCATTAGTAAATGGTCAAATAGTAAAATTTGATAACAATTCTCTTACATTTACATGTGCTAAGGATCTTCATGCTACAAATCATACATATCCAAGATCAACTGATCCTGTAGGTGGCAAATGGTTACCAATATCTAATGTAACTGGAGGTGACCAATTTGATATTAATGTTCTTGAAACTATTCCATCATCAAATACAGGTATCCATACATTTGTAACTGCTACTACTAATGGTGTTAAGAGATCTGCCAATAAGGTTTCTATTGCTACTAGTGCTTTAGTATATACTTGTGCAAGAGATGCTTATAGCACCGATCATGCATATCCAAGAACATCAGATCCAGCTTATAGTACCGATTTAAATATTCTTGAGGCTACTGATAATTACTTTAAAGTTGGAGTTGGAACTGGTGGTGGAGCTGGAATTGGAGCAACAATAACTGCAACAGTAGGTATTGGTGGAACTTTGGCATTTACTGTTGTTGGTGGTGGATCTGGATATATTAATCCAGTTGTTATGTCACCATCTCCAACATACGAAAATCTTACAATAACTGGTACTTCTAGATTAGGTCTTGGTGCTACAACAGATACTGGTATAGGATTATTATTGACTATTGACGTTGGTGGTAGTAATACAACTGGTATTGGATCTACTTTATTTGAAGTAACGGAATTTAAAATTGCTAGATCTGGATATGGGTTTAGAAAAGGTGATAAGTTTAAACCTGTTGGATTGGTTACTCATAAATCATTATCTTCACCAATTTCAGAAATAGAATTTACAGTTAATGAAGTATTTACAGATACTTTCTCTTCTTGGAATGTTGGTGAATTTGATTATATTGATTCTATTGCTTATCTTCAAGATGGTGTTAGAACAAGATTCCCATTGTATTATAATGATGAATTAGTATCTTTTGAATCTGAAGTAGGTTCTGCATTAGAAATGCAATCTTTACTATTAATATTTGTCAATAATGTTTTACAGATTCCAGGAGAATCTTATATTTTTGAAGGAGGAACTTCTTTCCAATTCACTGAGGCACCAGATCAAAGTGATAATATCGCAATCTTCTTCTTTAAAGGAACAAATAATTTAGATGTTACCTTTGTTGAGGTTGATGAAAGTATTAAGTCTGGTGATGAAGTTCAAATATTAAACAATCCTTCTAATATTTTACCCACTGGAGATCAAAATATTAGAACAATAGCTGGAATAACAACTGCTGATACTATTGAAACAGAATTATATTATGCAAAAGGTATTGATGAAGTTAATTTTAAACCTTTAAGATGGTTAAAACAAAAAACTGATAAATTTGTAAATGGTGAATTAATCACTAAAGTTAGACCTTTAATAGAACCATTGGTATTCCCTGATGCAAGAATTATTAAAGATGTAGCATCTGGTGACTCCACTATCTATTTGGATAGTATTAATAATTTCTTCTCTTACGATAGTCCTACAACAGTAGATACTTTAGTTATTGATGATAATATTACTAGACAATCTGCTAATCTTAATGCAGTTGTCTCTGCTGCTGGAACCATTCAATCAATAACAGTTACTGACGGTGGAAGTGGATATGTTGGAGCAACAACATCTATTTCAATTGGTATTCCTACCATAGGCATTACTACTTTTATAAAAGATGATGGAACAGTTGGAACAGGAGAAACTGCAATAGCAACTGCATCAATTACTGCTGGAATTATTACTAGTATTACTATTACTAATCCAGGTGTTGGATATACTAGTTCCTCTGTTCCTAATGTTATAGCACCAGTTCCAATAACACCATCCGAAGAAATTACTGGATTTACTGGTTCTGCAGGTTTTTCAGGTATTGTAACGGGTATAAGTGTTCTTAGTAGTTCTACTATAAAATTCTTCCTTGATAAAGGAACTGGAACATTTGGTGGATTAGCAAATGGAGATCCAATTTATATCTTTGATACTTCTGTTGGTTCTGGAGCAACTTCTACTATAATATCAACAGGTGCACCTGTAGGTGTTGGAACAACATTCTTTGACAATATTTACATTGTTAGTTCTCTAAGTTCAAGTAGTAATTTTGGTGAATTTGTTGCAGGAGTAAAGACAGATACATCCATTGTAGGTATTGCTACAGAAAATACTATTTGTGGTAAATTCTCTTGGGGTAAGTTAACTGGTGGTAGTAGATCATCAACAAATCCACTTACACTTACTGTTTCTGGTAACACTGTTAATTCGGGATTGACAACTTTCCCTAGAGTGCAAAGAAGAGGTTCTGGTCTAAGAGAAACAGGTGCTATAAAAGATTCAACTTAATATGGTATAAATAAAGAAAAAAAGTCTATAAAAAATGTCGGCAATTGTAACAGACCAATTTAGAATTAATAACGCAGGTAATTTTTTAGGAAATGTAAATACTTCCGAAAACTCATATTATGTGTTTGTTGGACTATCAAATCCTACTGCAGCTGCAACAAGATCATCAGTAGCTTTTGGTAGAAATGCTAGTCTTACTGATTGGAATGATGATGCTACTAGAAAAAAACCAATAGATAATTTTAATTATCTAAGTCATGTTAAAGATACTATGATTTTTGGTAAGAAAATTACCTCAGATAATATTAGAAGAGTTGTAAGAAAAATTGAATGGACTAAAGAAACTAGATATGATATGTATCGCCATGACTATTCTAAGGATAACATGGCACCAAATGGAAAAACAGCTAGATTATATGATTCTAATTATTATGTAATTAATAAAGATTTTAATGTTTATATTTGCATATCTAATGGTTCATCTGGTATTAATACTGAAGGTAATCGTTCTTTAAATGAACCATCTTTAACTGGATTAGAACCTTTTAGAGCATCTGGTGCTAGTGATGATGGTTACCTTTGGAAGTATCTATTTACAATATCTCCAAGTGATATTATAAAATTTGATGCAACAGAATATATACCATTACCAAATGACTGGTCTACAAGTGATGATGCAAATATATCAAATGTTAGAGATAATGCAAATTCTGATATTAATAATAATCAGATAAAAACAGTTTATATTGAGAATCAAGGATCTTCTTATAAAAATGCAGGTGCTGGAGGGCAAGAATTTAATATTGTAGGTGATGGATCTGGTGGAAAAGCAATTGTAGAAGTGGGTAGTGATGCTAAAATTAGTGATGTAAAAGTAAGTGTTGGTGGTAAAGGATATAGTTATGGAATTGTTGATTTAACAACAATTCAACCATCAAATCCTGATGCAAAATTAATTCCTATTATTCCACCATCAAAAGGTCATGGATATAATTTATATAAAGAATTGGGTGCAGATAGAATTCTAGTTTATGCTAGATTTGATGATGCAACAAAAGATTTTCCTATTGATACTAAATTTTCTCAAATAGGAATAGTTAAAAATCCAACATCTATCGGATCTACTGAAATTTTTACTCAAAATCAATATTCTTCAGTATCATCTTTATATCTTGATAGTTTTCCTGATGGTACAATTGAAGTTGGGGATTTAATTACACAAGATGTAAAAAGTGGTAGTAGTGTAATTGGTCAAGTAAGAGGTTATGTTGTTTCTTTTGATAAAATATCAACTGATTCTGGTAATCCAATAGCAGTTTTAAAATATTATAGAGATAGATCTTTATATTTTAATACAACAACAGGAGATCAATCAGACCATGCTGGTATTGGTACCATAAGTGGTTCTAATGGTCAAGTATATGATTTTACTGCAAGTGGAGAGACTATTAGTGGAACAAATGGATCAACATCATATACTGTAACTATAAATTCTAATTTTAGTGGTATTACAACAAATCCTACAGGAACTAAGGTTATTGATCTTGGTGTTGAATTTAAAAATGGGTTATCTCAATCTGAGATAAATAATCAGTCGGGTGATATTATCTATTTGGACAATAGAAAATCAATTACTAGAGATAGTAGACAAAAAGAAGACATTAAAGTTATCCTGGAATTCTAAAACATGTCACAGAAAACAAATTTAAATATAAGTCCTTATTATGACGATTTTAATAAGGACAATAGTTTTTACAAAGTCTTATTTAGACCAGGTAGACCTGTTCAGGCTAGAGAACTAACTACTTTACAGTCAATATTAGATAATCAGGTAAAATCTTTTGGATCTCATATTTTTAAGGAAGGATCAGTAGTCATTCCTGGTGGTCTTTTATATGATAATGCCTATTATTCTGCAAAAATAGAATCAGTTCATCTTGGTCTTCCAGTATCTCTTTATAGTGATCAATTAATAGGTAAAGAATTTAAAGGTCAGAATTCTGGTGTAAAGGTTCAAATTAATGATATTAAATTTCCAAAAGATTCTACAGATATTACAGATGTAACTATTTTTATAAAATATCTTACTGGAAATGATGATAATCAAATATCAAATTTAAGTGATGGTGAACCATTAATTGCTTTACAGGATATAACTTATGGTAATACAACAATATATAACGGAGAAAGTGTTGCTTCATTAGTTCTATCAGATGCCTGTGCGGTTGGTAGTGCGGTAAAACTTACTCCTGGTGTCTATTTTATTAAAGGAACGTTTGTAAACGTTTCTGCAGACACTATAGTATTAGATCCATATTCTAATGATCCATCATATAGAGTTGGATTAAGTATTTCAGAAACTATTGTTACGGCAAAAGATGATTCATCATTATATGATAATGCTAAGGGATTTTCTAATTTTGCAGCACCAGGTGCTGATAGGTTAAAAATAACTGCAACTTTAGCAAAGAAATCATTAGATGATACTGATGATATTAATTTTGTTGAATTAATTAAACTTAGAGCAGGAGAGGTTAAAAGGTTACAGGATTATTCTGTATATAATATTTTAGCTGAAGAATTTGCAAAAAGAACTTATGAAGAATCTGGAGATTATTCCATTGATAATTTTAAAGTTCGTATATCAGAATGTTTAGATGACCGTATTTCAAATGGAGGTGTTTATAAATCAAACGAAACTACTGAACAAGGAAATACTCCATCTGAGGATTTAGCATGTGTTGAGGTAAGCCCTGGAAAAGCATATGTTAAAGGTTTTCGTATTGAGGAACCTGGAACCACAAATGTAGATTTTGATAAACCAAGAGATACTGATAGTGTAAACACTGCACTAGTTCCTTTTAATATGGGAACTTTAATTCGTGTCAATAATGTAGCAGGAACACCTATTATAACCACGAATATTGCAGAAAATGTAGTTACTCTTTATAGTAGAAGAAAAACCACAACTGCAGCAGCTGCAAAACCTACGGATGCCCATCCAATAGGAAAAGCAAGGGTATATGCATTTGGATTAAGAAATACTCCATATGTTGATGCTGCTACTGAATGGAATTTACATTTATTTGATGTTCAAACATACACATATTTGACATTAAATGCTCCATTATCTGCAGACGTTAGTTCTTTTGTTAGAGGTGCTAACAGTGGTGCTACAGGATTTATCAATGAGGATTATACTACAAAAACTGAAATAGCTCTTTCAGAAACTTCTGGATCATTTATTCCTGGTGAACAAATAATTATTAATGAATTAGAAGATTCTGTTTCTAATAGATCAATAGTATCATTAAGACAATATACTATTGAAGATATAAAATCAGTATATCAAGATACAAATGGTATGTCTAATGGAATATCTGGTTTTCTTGATTTCAGTGCGGATACTATACTTGAAACTACTAGCATACCATCATTACCAACTTTTAATAATAGTATAATCTCTTCTGTAGATGGTAATACAGGAACAATAACTTCACCTGGTAATGCATTTAGTGGTATAACAACAGATTCTATTATTCAATATCAACGTGCAGGAACAACTGATATTACATATAATAGAGTTTCTGATATTAGTGCAGATTTAAAAACACTTAGTATTGTTAAGGAAGGACTTAATGTCTCAGGCGTAGCGTTAGGAACTATTGGTATTAATACTGCAGCTTCAATATCTTTAGCAACACCTGTTATTGTAGACAAAGAAAATAGTGGATTATATGCCCCATTAGATAATAGTTCTATAAGTGAAGTTAATTTAGCAAATTCTACACTATCAGTTGCTTCTCAATCTCAAAAATTTACTTTATCAGGTAATTCTTGTACAACACCAATTTCTAATCTATCACCTGGAATAACAAGTGCATTCTTTAGTAATTTTGATACTCAGAAGTATTCATTATTTTATCAGGATGGATCGGTAGAACCTTTAACAAGAGATCAATTTAAGTTAGTTGATGCTAGTTCAAAAGTTCAATTTAGTGGATTGGCAAAAAATTCTGGGTCTGCAGTTCTTAATGTTACTGTAGAAAAAGAAGGTATCACAAATAAAACCAAAGAGTATATAAGAAGTAATCAAATTGTTATTAATAAAACTAGTGCAGGTGTAACAACAACTACTAGTGGTTTGACTAAAAATGATTTCTATGGATTGAGAGTAGAAGATAAAGAAATATCATTAAATGTTCCAGATGTTGTAAATGTAGTAACTATATTAGAATCTTTAGATGCTAATGATCCAACTCTTGATAAAATAACAACAATATCTGGGTTATCTTTGGATGTTAATAGTGTAATTGGTGAACAAATTGTTGGTTCTGAAACTGGAGCAGTTGCTCAATTAATTAATAGAGTAGATGGTCAAAATGTAGAAATTGCTTATCTTACAGATGTTAAATTTGTTATAGGTGAATTAATAACATTTCAAGAATCAAATATTGAAACTACAGTTCAAGGAATAACAATTGGAAATAATTTAGATATTACTGAAAGGTATTCTCTTGATAAGGGGCAAAGAGAACAGTATTATGATTATTCTAGAATAGTTAGAAAGAGGAATTCTTCTCCTCCTTCTAGAAGAATTTTAGTTGTTTATAATTCATATGAAGTTCCATCAACAGATCTTGGTGATTTATTTACTGTAAATTCTTATGATAAGAGTAGATATACTAATGATATACCAATATTAGCTAATGGTGTAAGAGCAACAGATGTTCTTGATTTTAGACCTAGAGTATCAACAAATGTAACTACTGATGCTTCTCCTTTTGCTTTTACTACTAGAAATTTCACTACATCTGGATCAACACCTTCTCTTGTAGTTTCTCCACAGGGAGATTCTACTCTAGGATATAGTTATTACCTACCAAGGATTGATAAAATAACTGTTTCAGCTAATAAGGAGGATGGTGATGGAATATTCTCCGTTATTAAAGGATCATCTTCCCTTAATCCAAAACCCCCATCTTTAATAGATGGAGCTATGCATATTGCAACTGTTGAACTTCCAGCATACCTTTATAATGTAAATGATGCAAAAATATCTCTTATTGATAATAAGAGATATACAATGAGAGATATTGGTAAATTAGAAGATAGAATAGAAAATTTAGAGATAGTTACAAGTTTAAGTTTACTTGAATTAGATACTAAAACTCTTCAAATAAGAGATGGTGTTGGTGATAGATTTAAATCTGGATTTTTTGTAGATGATTTTAAAGATAATCAACGTCTTGATTTAGAAAATCAGGATAATACTGTTAATATTGATAGTGAAAATCAAGAGATGGTTGTTCCTATAGATTTCTATACAGTAAAACCAGTATTAGGTGTATCTGATAGTATTAATATATCAAGTGCAGATTTTTCTCAAAATTTACCTTTACTTGATGATAATGTACAAAAAACAGGAGATTTAATTACTTTAGCATATACTGAAGTAGTATCTGATATTGGTAATCCTCAAGCAAGTAGGGTGGAAAATGTTAATCCTTATGAGGTTGTTGTTCGTAGAGGTAGAATTTTATTAACTCCATCTAGTGATAATTGGACAGAAACTATAGAAATTGATGGTGGAACAATTACAAGAATTGGAGATAGAGCATCAGAAACTGCAAGTAGAGTATTAACAGGATCAAGACCATTAGAATTTATTAGATCTAGAAATGTTGGATTTGCTGCATATTCATTAACACCAGGTGTTAGACATTATCCATTCTTTGAAGGAAGAAGTGGTATTG